CATCTGATGATCTACGTATAGATCAAGGCCTAGGACGTTACCTCGGATGCTTGTAGGTGTTGATAGACCGCCGGAGTTCATAGGAGCTGCGGCGTTGTAGATTGGTCGGCCTGTTGAGTCAGTAGCACCCATTAGGAGGGACCATTGTGATGGACCTGCTACGTAGTTACGTGCAAAGTAGCTTGTGTTCTTGTAGATATTAGCTGATTCTGTAGATACGTAAGAGATGATGCCCGCGCTTGTTGCAGCTACTGCTGTACCCTGTACTCCACCAGCCACCACATCAGCGATTACCGCTGCATCTGTCGCTAGAGAATAAGCTCGCTGTAACTGGTTAGTAAGCTCCGCATAAAAATTTGGATCTGATCTCTCCAGGAGCTCAATACTTAGCGTATTCATGCCACTGTACTTTTTTACAGTTCCAGATAAATACTGAGTGACCATCCCGGTATTTGCTACCGCTCCGGCTTCTGCCTCAACGGTTACAACAGGTGCAGTACCTGCTTGACCGCCCGCAGACGTAACAAGTGACGGTACTGAAATCGTCATACCACTTGCTGGAAGCGCTCCTTGTGAAAGCGCATTAATCATAGGAGTATCAAAGTTAGTATTAGATACAAACTCTGAAAGGTACTGAGTTGGATTGAACGCAGGGTTAGTAGAGAAAGAATCATCTGCGGCAGTCACGTATAGCTTTGAATCTTCATTTCCTAGAGCTGCTTTGATTTTGTGCTCTGTATATGCAGCCATTGAGGTAATAGGTGTACGTAGTCTCTGAGAGTCTAATACAGATGGTCGGATAATACGGCGAGATGCCTCAACAGGGGCAGCCTCGGCCGGTGCTTCTGCCGGTGTATCCGGCGTATTTTCTGGGGCTGTCGTCATGACATCCTCGCTTTCGGTTTCGGTTTCGGTCTCTACGATTGTCGTATTGATCGTTGTGGTTTTTGTGCTTGTACTTGTAGCCGCCTCAAGTTCTGCTCGAGCTGCTGCAATATCAGTTACGGATGCGCTGGAAAAGGCCGCCGATTCTACAAGGCTGACCTCTTTGAGGACCGCCGCCGTTACTAACAGGTAATCCCCCATAGGCTTAGAGGCGGTTACATCCACCCCTACGGATAAGCCGGATACTAGGTTTTCCTGCGCCAAGACGAGCGCATCTTGTCCCCGAGAGCTGCTCGATAACTTAAAGGATCCGTAAACGCCCTCGGTTGAATCGCTAAACGAGATGGCGCGGCCTACCGGCTTATCTTGTTGATGCTGCATTAATAATTTTATCTTGGAAGCCTCTGCGTAAGTAATTGAGCCTCGCTCAAACATAACTGGCCCAGCGGATGTGTGTCCGATCTCGCCATATGGTGCAACAAGTCCGGATACGATCCGGCGCTCTGTATCGGCGGCTTGAATCTCTTGGTTAAAGGTTAGTAGCACTTGCATCTCCTAGCGGTGTCAGTTGTTCCATTTGTCGAGCTTGATTTACATCGATGAGATTTAGAGTCAGCATCTTTTCGAGAATATCTAAACGATCCTTTGCATCTGCGCGCAGGAATGTCTCATCTATTGCAAAACGTACTTGATTTTGCGAATTTGTTATGTCATTCATGCTCAGTCTGTCCTCAATGGCTGAGATGTATGGCTGTAATGAATAAGCCATAAATTCTTTACGACCATCCAGAATGTTTTGGTAAGTCATTGAGTTATTCATATCGCTTGAAATCATGTACGCCGGGACGTTCATGGATCTGGCGATTTCCGTGGAAAGGTACTGGGAGGCCTCGGTGTAGGCCATGTCTTTAGGTGAGAATGATGTAGGGACATAATCTAAAGTGGATGTCAGGTATGCAGTCGAGCGATTTTGTCTTGCGCTCTTGAAAGCAGCTAGTAAACCTTGAATCTGTGTCTCAGGGAGATCAGCTCCGGAGTTCTTTAATATTCCAGTTGGCATCGGAGTGGCTGCACTTACTGCTGCTGCTTTTTGTATGTCATAGGCTGCGCGTATAGTTGTCGATGCCGTTTGTAATACTCCAGGGAGTAATGATTGAAAAGTTACAAGCGAGCCAATTCCGGACATTGGTACTTTATTACCATCTAAAAAGTAATCCTGTACTTCGGTGCCATATTTATCTGTGGTATATGTAACGCGATTATTAGCAACCCACTCAAAGCCCGATGGTCTGCCATCATCGGCATATAAGCTGGAGACAACCCAGTAACTTATTCCATAAAAAATGAGCGAGTCCACCGTCGCACTTATTGTAACGCTGCGAGGCTGGCGTTGATCGGGTTGCTCTAACCAGACAGGGGATCCTAATTTCTCACCGGTTGATTTTTTATATAATGCTAAATCGATTGACGAGATAACGCCGGCTATTAAATTTCTGCATCTTGATACTGAAGCAACCTGCAAAGCAAAGTTACGATCGATACCGATGCCGTTATATCCAAAGGCACTGTTAGTATTAAATGATCCATAACCGTAATTAGTATCCATTACGGCGGGTGCATACTGCGCCTCTATTGCCGGCTTATCGCCGCCCTTAAAGCCTAAAGTTTGTAGTAATCCCATGGGGCAGATTTTCCCAAAATGTCAAGGATAAAATCAGTTATTACGTGTCGTGTCTAAATATATACTTTGGCCTCGCTCATGGGCTGATTTAGGATATGTACGATCATGCTTAAACCGATTGCAATATCAACCGGACCGGCCGATTTACGCCGGACAATTCTCCAGCTCGAATCCGACTCTTTAGCTGCACAGTTGGCCATATGTGCGATGAGTTCATCCTGCCCAGAGTGAACAAGGCGATTATTAGCCAGCGCCTCATGGAGATCGCCCGAGGTCTGATAACCCTTTTGGCCGGATATATCGGTTATATGGATGCCGTTTACCTCAAGCCTTTTGGCTATTGAGGCGGTTGTGTACTTGTCATAACAAACCGTACGCGGGTAAAAGTCTTTGCACCATTTGGCAATATGGTCTGCCATATATAGCTCGTCGATTGATACATCACTATGAAATATTTCAAGTACGGCTACCCCTATGCGGCCGTCAGGCAATATCTGGCCCATCGTAAGTGATCCATCGCGCCTTGATGGTGCCACGTCAAAGGCAAAGATTGTAAGAGGTCCCGGTGACATTTTGAGTTCAATATCGCTGGCATTTTCAACCGCCATATGAGGCCAGGGGCTCGCCGTACTGCTGATCCATTGGCAAAGCATCTCGGTTTTGGTGGTCTCAACGGGTTGAGTTGCTACGGCCTCCTCTAGCGCCTCCTCCGTTACCGTCCAGCCAAGTGCCGGGTTTGCCATGGCCCAAGCATCGCGATCTGTTATAGCTGCAAACTGTGGAGCACTGTATTCATAGAATCCAAAGGTTTTAGGCGGGAAACTAAGTGCCCTTTCGCGTAAATCATTTAACACGGTACTAAAGGCATCTCCGGCATTAGACGTAAGCAGGGTCTGGCTATTAGCGCGGGCTCTGGTGGTCGGTGTAGCTGCGCGAAAGCCCTCTTCTGAGATCTCGCGTACCTCATCGACGTATAACAGGTCGGCCGTTCTGCCACGGCTACCGTCTCTCGTAGCTGCGACCACATCGAGGCGAGCGCCGTTCTTCATCTCTATCGACTCGGTGCCATTAGCGAAGCGGATCTGTTTTACGGCTTTGCTCAGCTCAGAGGAGCCCTCGATGGCATAGGCCACTTGCCTAAAGGTGTCCAAAGCCATGGATCTATTTGAGCTCATAATAATCACGTTTTTAGAATCAAATAAATACAAATGGGCCAGCATCATCATGCGCGCCAGATGTGTCTTACCTTGTTGTCTGGCGCAGAGCACGAGGCTGGTTTTGCGCACAAACATCCCGGCTTCGTCTATCGATGTCATATCGCGAATTACAAAATCCTGCCATGGGAGAAGCGGCAGGCCGATTGATTCTGCTAGACCCGCAACCTCATCGCCGCGATTTTTACCGCCAGCGTATGGACTATGTAATCGAGGCTTGATGGCCCCATAGCGGGCCGGTTTAATCTGGTCCGTATCTTTATCCATTTTGCTCCGGCTGGCCCGTACATGGACCGGCTAGGACCGTACTGGTGGTTTTCGGGGAGATATTGCTTGG